ATTTCCAGTTTCAAAATCTACAAAGAAATTGTCTCCAATTCTAAATCCGCCTGTGTGATCTGTAGTTACAAAATTAATTTTACCACTGTTAAGTTCAGTTACTTCTTGACTTTGTATTGCTCTGCTGTCATCGTTATCAGCAAATTTTCCAGAACCAATATATCCAAAGTTATGTTGAATAAGATACATTAGTGTATCCGAACCGTCTACTACTGCGCCATAGTTACCATAAACACTTGCTGAACCAATTGATCTAACTTCTGCACCATAATTTGTAGTTCCGTATGCAGTTCTGCCAGTAGAACCGTTAACAGCATATAATCCTCTATTAGCAAAATATGTAAATGAGTTTAACCATTCAACTCTTACACCATTGGTCATTGTAATTGCATCAACACCTGGTGTAATAAATGTTGCTGCGTGGAATAACATACTTGCTTCGATACTTGCACTGTCTAGTTCTGCACCGTCAATCCAAGCACCTTTACCAGCATCTCCTTCGTCAAATCCTCTTGGATCACTTGCACTAGTTACACTGCCGCTTGTAATTATAGTTACATTTTGTATGTAAGGACTTCTATTTGTAATTACTGCGTTTGGACTAAATCTAAATGCATAACCAGTATTATTGCCACTGTCGTATTGATAATCTTTAATTGTTAAGTCACTAATTGTTGTGTTATCATCAACGTGAAATACATCCTTGCTTTCACTACCTGCCGCAGGTTTCACCACAACATTTCTGATATCAATACCCTGTACTGAAACATCACTAGGTATAACCAAAGGTAAATTTTCTTCGTATACTCCTGGAGCAATTCTTATTGTTACTGGTCCTGCTGTACTCGAATCAACTCTTGCTATTGCTTCTTCGATAGTTAGTAACGATCCGTTTGGGTGATCGCCTACATTTGTATCTGCGCCTTCTTTAGAAACATATATTATATTTCCTGCTCTATTAGTTAAGTCGATTCCGTTTACACTTACAGTAGAGGTATTAATTTCTTGTCCATTTACAAGTTTTGTATGAATTTCGTCCCAAGATTTATATACATTACCAAGTGAGTATGTATCTGTTTGATCTGGAATAATATTTGAATTTACATCACTGTTAAAGTCTACACTGTCAGTATCTGCATCGCCAAAGGTTATGTTGCCGTCAAGTGTTATATTGCCAGTAGAATATAAATTTCCAGTAACATTTAAATCTGATTGTACTTCAACTGTGCCTGTACTATTAGGTACAAGATCAATATTGTTGTTTGCATCTTTAGTTGAAATATAATTGTCAGTAATATAAAATTGTTCAGTTTCAAGATTTGACAATTGTATATGCTCGCCGGCATTTAAATATAAATTTCCACTATCTACATTTATATTATTATTTGAAATTGTGTAGTTAGCGATACTGGCTGTATCATTAATTAAATTTGTTGTTTGTGTTGTTTGAGAAATTTGAACTTCGTTTGCAGGCGCTTCGGTATCCACACCAATGCGTCCATTAACAACATCAACTTTTAAAAGAGTTGTGTCACTATTAGTATTTTTAAAACTTAAATTGGCTTGTGTTCCATTAGCAATCCCTTGTCTTAACAAGTTTGCTTCTAATAACGGACCGGATATTCTACCTACTTGTGCCACTCAATATTCTCCTTGACACAGTATTTATTAGATTTACTTATCGAAGTTATGTAGGACTGTTACTGGTTTACCAGCATCTACAGGAGATGCAAATTCAATATACCAACCTGCTGGTTTACCTGCTGGATTTTGAGTTAGATCATAGTTTGTAATTGGTAGTTGATAAACATTTTCAACAAATACTAAAATGTTTTGTGCAGCAGACGGAATAGGATAAAACTGATCACCACTATTTAAAATTCCAAACAGGGTTTCGCTTGCATCGCCATTTCCTAAATTTTGTACTGTAATAGGTGCATTACTTGACGGTGCAGTATTTCTCACTCCGTCCCAAGTTCCAGCTTCGTAAACTTCAAATCTATTATAATCTGTATTATAACGCATATGACCATTTTTAGGAAACTGTGGACGATCTTCTGTATTTCCTTTAGGAACTAATACAGAATTTTTACTATCAAGTACAACTTCTTTATCTATAGGAGTAACGTGAACGCCGCGGCCTATTCCAGAACTTTGTGTGTTTGTAGTTTGTCGTCTTATATATCTCATTAGATTGCCATATAACTTACTGTTGCTGTAATATTAGTCGGAGACGTACTTGATGCATTAATAACATCACCAGGTGATAAAATAATCTTTTCGTCATTAAAACTAAAAGTTTCTCCCGCCGGAATTGGTATATTATTTAATACTAAATTTTCCGGACCTGTTGCTGCTCCACTAGCACAGAAGTGTACTTCTAAATATGTATCACCTCCGTCTGTATAAATTTCGTCTTGCGGGTTAGTAACAGTATTACAAAACAGCATAGCTGTTACAGCCCAACCGTTTGGAGCACTACCGTCAGTTGGTACTGTTAATATTGCTGTTGTTCCGCCGCCTACTTGTGTGCATTCTATTGCCATTTCATTTCCTCTTAAAAAATAAAGCCGTATAGTATAGCTTTGTTTCTGCTTACTAGCTCGTCTTGTGTTGTATCACTATTTACAAAATATAGTGCTGTACCCCCAGCTTCTTCGGTTTTAACATAAAGTTTAAGACCGTCTGTTGGAGCATCGGGATTAGTAATATCAGCATCAACACCAAAGTTTGGAAGGCCCCCGCCAGCAGTACCGTCATCATCCGAATAAGGTCCTTTAGTAATATGTAATACATCTTCAAACTTAACACTGCCAGTACCAGCCGCACTTAATATTAAATCAGTATTACTTGATGTAGTTTCAATTTTAGTATCTTGTATTCTGATGTGTTGTAATTCTGTTCTATCATTGAAGAAAAATGCAGCAGGGTTTCCGTCAATAGTAAATTCAATAGCACTAACTGCATCGCCGCCATCTAAATCGTGTACAGCAACAAAAGAATCATCTTTTTCAATTTTTGACTGGAATTTACCAACAAAGAATCCATCAACAAAGTCTGATATACCTTGTGCATTAACTAATGCATCTTCATATCCTGATTTAATAATAGGATTAGCAGTAAAATCAACAACAGATCCACTATACTCAAATATTTGCTTTTCGTAATCTGTAGTTCCTGCTACATCGACAACACCAGTACCTTGATTAATTAATTTTAAATCAGCGCCGCCAGTGTCAATACTAGTAGTTCTAATACCAACAATATTTCCGTTTTGTGCATTACCAATTCTACCTACAAAAGCTCCTGCTCCTGCAGATTCTGTAACTATGCCTTCATCAAATATCCAAAAAGCGTCAGAACCACCTCTGTCAATTTGAATTCCTGCAACATCTCCAGTAACTTGTCCGCCGCTATTATTGTCTTGATTGACAGTAATAAACGGATCGTCAACACTCAGCTGAGTACTGTTTATAACTGTTTGATCACCGTCAACTTGCAAGTCTCCAATAATTTTAACAGTTCCAGCTGATCCAGGATCAAGACGAATTTCACCGCCGTCGGTTACTGATATTTTATAATTTCCGTCTATATTAAGATACTTTGACATCTATATAATCCTAAGTAATACAAGACTTTGTGTTGAATCGTTATCAACTTCCCAGTTATGTTTTACATCTTTAAAATCTATCATTATATTGTTTATTATTTCTTTAATAAACAAAAAAGCATTTGTATTTAAGCAGTAAGCCCAAATAGACATTTCGTTATCTAAAAGTTCTGTTGCTGGCTTTTCTACTAAAGTACAAACTCCTTTGTTACCTTTAATGTCTTCGACCTCAAATGTAGAATTAGAAAGTTGTGCTAAGACAGTACCGTTAGGTATTGCCTCAGCACTTCCAATCTTTACTGAAACTACTAAGTCTTTTAGATTTTTTAAAAAACTCCAAAAAACATTAATTGGTCGTTCCATTAAACTAGTCCTTATGCATCTGCTGTGAAGTCGTCATCATCAGTGTTATCAACGTCATCTGCACCAGCTTCTTCAACTTGTGCTGCGCCATCTGTAGTACTTGTACTAAAGTTCCACGGAACACTTTTGCCGTCATACAAGTTAGTACCTGTAGCACTCGGTGCTGATAGTGTAACTTTACGTCCAGCAATTTTACTTACTGTGTATGTTTCTTCATCGTCCATTTTGAAAGAAATAGCCATTTCGCCTGCCGCTAACGCCGCTGGCAATTTACCAGTTGTTAGTACACAAGTATGCAATGTATCTAACGTACCTGTTTCTGAACATACGAATCTTTTAGATCCTTTTTGCTTTACAATGAAGCCTTCTTTAACGCTTGCGCCATCGTGAAAGTTAACTTTGATTTCGTCTCCTGCACCAGGGCCTGTAGTAGCATCTGCAAAAAATCTTTTATTAAGTGGTCTTCCCATTTTTTTTCTCCTATAAAAAGTAGTCCTATGCCCGTTCTATGAGCTACGCTGTGGGTACAGCATAAGTCCGCCTTGCGGCACACTATCTGACATATGTATTTATCAAAGGAAGTTAGATCTGAAAGAGTTTTTGTTTATCTAATCTTTGGGCCTCTTAAATTTAAAACAAGTGTTCTTCTAGAATTCACGCCATCGCTTCTGTAACTATGCCAAGTATTACTATTTCTTGCAAATATAAAACAACGGTTTTGTTTCCAATCGCACCTGCTTACTTCGTCACCGTGTTTAGTTTCATACATAATAGTTCCAATATTATGTTCGGGCTGTAAATAAACTACGCAACTTAAAAGTTTAGTTTTGCTATCCCAGTGTACTGGAAATTCAAAGTGTTTTCCTGTGTCAACTACATTAAGTTCCATAAATTGAACACTTCCTACACGTTCTGGAGCGTGTTGTCTAAGTATATTAACACATCTGTGAAAATATCGATTATAAAAACTTCTTAAAAATTTTTCTGGAAGGCCTGCTGACTCTGATTTATTTTTCCAAACTTTATTTTTACTAAATTCTACACCTGTAAGACTAGGCGTATTAAGATTAACATTAGATAAAAAATTAAAATCAGATTGATCTAAGAAATTATCAATAATTTCGTGTTTCCAAGGAGTATGTATCATACAGTATTTATAAACGGACATCCGTGTCCTAATTAAATTATACTTTTACGGTTTTAACATACTTGACACCGCGATATATAAAGGTTAGTTCTTTAGTCATCGTATTTCTCCTATATTAACAGATATATACGATTCTTTTCACGCAGAACCTATGCGAGTCTCTAAAGCGGACTATACTAATTTTATTTAGCCATAAAAAAACAGGACCCTAAGGTCCTGTTTTAATGCGTTATCTAAGTAACTATATTAGCTAAAGCTAACATTGCTGATTCCTACTTTATTCAAGTAGTCACCGGCGTTACCAAGAGATGATGCAGTGTTGTTTAACTCGACATATCCGTAACGTGTCATAAATGATACAACTGGTTCGAATGAATCTGGGTCTAATACAACGCCTGAGCTCATTAGCGGGATATATGGGCAATAGAACGCTGCTGCGTCTGATTCACTTGAACCCTTATAACCAACTAGTACAGCTGAATCATCTGCTGCGTATGTGTTTACATAGATCTTCATAGCGTTGTTAAGAGTACCAACAAACTTAGTGTTTGTAGGAGCTTCAAAAGAACCCTCTGTTGTTCTAGCAAACGCAGAAGTAGTAGCAGATTGTAGGATAGTTAATGCCTGTGGAGACACAACTGCCCAGTTACCTGCGCCACGTCTTGTACGCTGTGCGATTTCATTTGATGCACGATTGATCATAACAGCTAGTGCTGCGTGTTCGTCGCCTACAAATGTTGCTGTACCGCTTACTGCTGCTTGATTGTAAGTATCTGATGTTGGTGCTAATGCACTTAACGATGCTAATACTTCCTGATCAATTTCAGCTGTAATTTCTTGAGCTAAAGCAGCCATAATTTCTGCTTCAACGTCAATGCCGTGCTGTGACTGAGCGTCTTGAGCAGACTCAAAAGTCCAACGAGCTGATAGCTTTCTGGATTTTGCTTCTACTGTTTGCTTCAAGATCTGAATGCTTAGTCTGTTACCAGCTGAGCCTTCTAATGCACTTGTTGCTGCTGCTTTGTCATCTAAAGCACCGGAATAGGCTTCAGCAATTTTAAATGGGCTAAGAGCCTCATCGCCTGCTGCTGTGTCTGTTCCGCTTGTTGAGTTGACTGCGTCTGCATATCTAACTCTTAATGTGTGGATTTGACCCACTGGTCCTGTCATAGGTTGTACACCTACCAATTCGTTAGCAATAACGGTTGGCATTACACGTCTAATGACTGGTAAAATAACACGGTTAAGTGTTGCTACGTTACCTGCAGAAGTAGCACCAGCTGTTGCAGCTTCAGACAAATACTTACGAGTATTTTCTAAAGTAGCTTCCATAACAGATTTCTTATTTCCTGTTAATCCTTCAACTAGGGCACCTTTGGTCTCCTGCCAGCGACTTTCTAGTAGTTCTGACATAATTATCTCCTTAATTTAATCCAGCTAGACGTTTAAAATCAACCAAGTTGTTTTTCTCGTCTGCTTGTCTACTAACGTTAGTTTGTGAATGGTCTTCACGGTTGCCTGTTACTTCTTTTGCCTCTGATAATATTGCCTTTTTGGCTGGAGTGTTACCGTCTATAACTGCCGGTAGGTACTTGTCAAACGACTTACGTAAGTTTGCCGTTTGGACAGATTCCAGTAAATCTATCATAATCTCTTTCTGATCCGAGTTTAACGGGCCAGTCAGTTCGTTCATAACATCTTTGCGTGTTGCTGCTTCAATCAAACGCTTCTTCTCAGTTGCCTGAGCTTCTGCTAATGTTTTAGCTTTTGATGCAAACGCTTTTGCTTCTTTAAGTTGCTGATCTTTAGCATCAAGAACTTTCATTAGCTTTGCTGTTTCTGAATTTTCATTTAGGTAGCTTCCTGCATATTCTGAAGCAAAAGCTTCAAACAGTTTGCGACCGAAATCGTTTCGACGTGCTTCTTCAATATCTTCTTTAAGTTGTCCAATTTCTCCTTTAAGAGCTTTGTCAACTGTTTCTGATACTGCTTTAGCACTCCTTTCGATAAAGCTAGTTTTAACTTTAGCGAAGTGTGTCTTAGCTTCACGTACTAAACGTACTTTTGTTTCTGCTAAGTCTTTCTTGTCTTCGTGGAACTCTGCAAGTTCTTTTGCAAGTGCTTCGACAACAAATTCTTCAAGTTTTCCAAAATTTTCAGCCATTGCTTTTTGATCTTCGTGTAGCTCATTAACTTCTTTAGTTAATGTCTCCATAACAAATCCTTTAAGTAGATTAGCGTTTTCACGCTGTGCTACTGCATATTTTGCACGGGCTTCTGCTAATGATTTGCGATCTTCTGCAAATTCAGCAATTTCTTCTGCTAAACGCTCAGATACAAGTGTATCAATGGCTTCAACCATTGTTGACTTGTCTTGCTCATATTTTTGAGCAAATTCTTCACGTAATTCAGCAGTTACTTGATGGCGATTCTCTTTGAGTTTCGCGTCCCAAGCTTCTTGAATTTCGTTGCGCACTTCTTCTGAAACTACATCGTTTTCAAAAAGTGTTTTTAGTGCATCCAACATAATATTTGTCTCCTCGTTATTGGAGTTTACTGATTATATTAATCAGCGAATCCTTTAGATACTTTTGTGCCTTTGGGTCTTGTTTTGTTGCCTGTGCTAATTCGTATGCCTGCATTCCGCCACGTGCATTCATTAAATGTTCGTATATTGGCGTTGGGTAGGCTCCAGGAGCACTTGGTTGTGCTACTACATCTACCGTTATAATTTCAAATTCAGAAACTTCACCGTTTCCGTCTTCACTTACATTACCACTACCACGTGACGAGACACCTAGTTTTACGCCTGCTTCAAGCATCGTTTGTACTAGGTTCCCCATCGGTGTTGGTAGAATTTTTAATTTACCATAACCGTTTGGTCCATCCATCCACATATCTGTGACCATATGGCACACACGGTCTAAGTTTATATTAAGTCCTTCAGGATGATCAACTTCACCGAGAACACTATATCCTCCTGCTATCTGATCATTGAGAGTTTTGACAGCCCTACCTATTTCGTTTACAGGATATACACGTTGGTTTGCATTACGCACTCCGCCTTGTATGCAGATTCCTTTCATATAAAGGTCTTTGCCGCCCTTAGCGTTTTCGGTAGACTCAACAACCATATTTGCTTGGTCGAATGTCAAATGCTCTCGTAAAAGATTGTTCATCTATTAGTCCCTAATATTATTTGCCGACTGTTGATTTTTTATTGTCAGCAGCTTCGCCTGCGCCTTTTTTCTCAGCGCCGTGGCCTTTTGGTTGTGCTTTCATAGACTTAGATGCTTTACCACCTGGAACATTTACGTTACCAGCTGTTTCATCTTTTGCAGAATCTGCTGTACGTCCACCTTCTTCACTACCTTGTACTAAGTTACCGGCTTCTCCGCCCATATCGTTAGCACTTGCTACAGTTGACTTAGTGTTTGCACCGTTGTCGCCCATAGTTGCAGTTACTTTTTCAACATACTCACGCATTTCTTCGTTAGCAGTTTTAGGTGTTCTTGATTCGTCAACTTCTTCTTCAGTAGCTTCATCTACTTCTTCGTCAGTTGCTTCTTCAACAGCTTCGTCTGTGTCTTCTTCAGCTTCGCCAAAGTTAAATGACTCTTCTTCTGAATCGTCATCTTCATCACCAGCATCCATATCGTCTCCAGCTTCGTCATCTCCGCCTTCGTCGCCAGCCATCATTTTTTCAAATTCAGCTTTTAGATCATCTAGTGCATCTTCTAGGTCTTCAACACGATCTTCAACATCGCCTTCTTCACCTTCTTCTTCGTCACCCTCTTCGTCGCCGTCCATCGCATCTTCGATGTCACCCATCATATCGTCTGCTGGATCGCCGCCCATTTCTGGTTCAGCTTCGACTTCAAATTCATCAAGGTCAAAATTCTCGTCAACTTCTTCGTCATTGCTTGACTCGTCAACTTCTTCGTCAGTAGCTTCGTCAACTTCTTCGTCAGTAGCTTCATCTACTTCTTCGTCAGTTGCTTCGTCGACTTCTTCGTCGGCTACTTCTTCTAAATCGTTTTCTAATAATGATTCGTAGATATCTCTTGATTTTTCTACGACAATCTCGTGAAATAGCTCTTCAGCGCCGCTCTTATCTTCGTTGATAAGACGCTCAAGCATTTCTTCAAATTTATTTTGATCTGCCATTGTATTTCTCCTATAAAAAGTTTACCTATGGTAAGGCTGTCATTTGTATTTACTATTTATACGAAAAACTACGTAGATATAGGCCAAAAACGGCTATTTTGTAAAAATATTAGGTAAGATTGAACATTTGTTGGAAATCTTCAATAAAAATATTCTCTAAGTTGTTAAATTTATTTAGTTCTTCCGGACAATAATTATCTGGTGCTATTACTCTTTTGTATTCAATATCAGTATTTTGTTTAATTACACTAGTGGTTTGTCGCATCCAATTTCCAAAAAATGTTGCTCCGTCAGTAGATTTTTTATAATTTGCAGTGTCAGCATATATGTTATTAAACATACGTCCTTCTTTAGATCCTCTAAAATCAAATCCCAATATGTATATTTTTTTGTATTGATGTTGTGTTGCTAACCATAATGCTGTTGGTCCACTTGACCAACCTTTACTAGGACTAAAGAAATTTAAATTTTTTATTCGTTCATATGATTTATTAGGATTGGTCCATACTTGATTTTTATGTTGAAATCCAGCTTTATTGATTTCTAAAATCATTTTTACATCAACTGCTACTAAGAAGTCTGGTTGAAAAGTTCTGTATACTGCATTACAAGCATATACTTTTCCTATGGATTTTAATTGTTCTAGGTCAATAGGAAGTCTGCTAACGCCATTACCGATAACAAATGCAATATCGTTAGATGATAAATTTTCAATGTTGTTTGTTTTAGATAAATTTTTAAGACGTTTTTTATTACGCCTTTCTTGTCTTATCTTATGCCATTCTTCTTTTGAATATAAAGACTTATCTATTTTTGCCATTAAACACCCGCGTCAGCATTAGCTGCTACTCCATACATTTGACGAACAAAATCTAATTCTTTTTGTTGTTCTGTTGTATGTAGTTCAGATGCTTTGCGAGCTTTGTTAATTTGGCGAAGTGTTAATCTTGTTTTACGTGTATCAGTTTTTTCTACAGGAGACTCGTCATCACGTTCTTCATAACGATCGTCCTCTACAGGTTCGAGCGTTTCTTTATCATAATAAAATAATTCACGTAGTATCATAGTAGTATTTATATCGTTTGATCAGTTGTTGGAGTTTCAGCTGCGGCTGCGCCTCCAGCATCAGGCATAGCACCTGCCATCTCATCTCCGGCCATCTCCGGATCAGGGGTTGTATCAGCTTCGTCTTCAATTGAACCTAAGTCTGAACTAATTCCAGCTGAACTAATTCCAGCACCACGCATTTCGCCTGCTGCATCAGTTTCTGGCTGTGTTAGATTTTCGTCGTTCTCTTCTCTCCACATACGTTCATTTTCTGCAATCTCTTCTTCTGTCATTCCTAAGAAACGTTTCATTGCAAATCTATTTGAAACGTAAGGTATTGCACTCATCTGTGTAAATGTAGGAATACGTGCATTATCAATTTCACTTTGTCTGTAACTTGCAAAGTTTTGTGGTGGTTGAAATCTAAGATCAAACATTGCAGTATCAATGTTTATTCCTTTTTCTAACATATATCGTTTAAATTCTTGATTAAATTCTTCAGCTACTAAATTTTGTAAGCGTTCACAGTATGTATTGAATCTTAGTTCTTGTATATAGGCTGTTCCAACTCTCCCGTCACTGTACTGAGAATTTCCATCATCAGGCCCGGTCGGTAAGTATGAACTAGGAATTCGTAAGCCACGTACGAGCTTATTAGTAAAATATCTAAGGTCATCAATTTCTCCTAGGTTAGTTCCGCCAGGTAGTGTTTCAACTTTAGATCCTCTACCTTCAGCAGTTTGTGGGAAAAAGTAATCTTCATTAATTGACAGGGGATTGTATGATGAGTCTATGACATTTGTTCCGCCACCTGTCTGCGATGGGATACGTCTTTGATGTATTTCCGTCTTAACACGCTCAACAAATTGCATAGCAAGGTGTGATGGCATATTACCCACATCAACGTAGAATACTCTTCTTTCTGGAGCTCTTTGTACACGATAGATAATAATCGCATCTTCGAGCAATTCTTTTTGTTTGAATACTTTAAATACTGTTTCTAGTAAACTGTTACCAAACGGATAATTTAAATCTAGTCCTTCTGATAAACTTAAATGTAAAACGTGTTCCGAGTCAACTGAAATTTCATTGTCGCCTGTTTGGAATCGACCGCCGGCTGCTGAACTAGTTGTATTGCCGACCATACCTCGAACGCCACCTGTTAAATAGCCATCGCCGCCGCCGGTTATGTTTCCGTTAGTTTGATGTGGTGTTGTTGCTACCATTTCAGCAAAGTTTAAATTAAAGTCTTTAATTACATATTGTTCAGGCGTTTTACCTTGGCTTTCGTTAACAATAATCTTTGTAACTTTTGCAGGATCAACGTGAAATAATTTTTTAGTTTCAGGATCTCTAATAAAGAACTGATCACCAAATTTAAATATGTTTCGCATAATTCGAAATATGCGTGTTTCAAAGTTTTGTAATTTACACCACTGCTTTAAGTATTGCTGTATAATTGTAATTTCTGAATTAGTTGCTTTAGTTTTAAAGTCAAGTATAAATGGTGTTTTATTTTGTTGATTAGTTTGCGAAGTAAATTCTGCTAATATATCAAGTGCAGCATTTACTTCACTATCCATATCCATTGTATTATATTGACCATAACGTTCAACACGATTTGGACTTCCAATATATACATCAGGTAAGTATGATGAATAATTTGTGCGAGCAGGACCTGCGTTACTTCCAGTACCAGCACGGCTAAAGGGACTATAACTTCCGTCCGGGTTATTTCCAGTTTTTACTGGTGTAAAATGTTTTTTCCAACTCATTTAATTATCCTAATTGTAGGTTTCCACTAATTGCTTTAACAGTGTTTTTAGTATTTGTGTTACTTTCACCCTGTAATGCGATTAGTTGTGTAACTAAGCTATTTAACCGATCTAGCTGCTCTGCGCTGCCTGTGCTGGATCCGCCACTTAATGTGCCGTCTGCAAGCATTGATCCTGCAGAAACTCCTGTTCCGCCGCCTAACAATCCTTTATTATCTTCTGCAAGCACTTTATTCAGTTTTTCTAATGTAGTAACTAAGGCTTTCATACTAGTATTATACGCTTCTACATTAGATTTGTCAAGTCCTGATTGCATTCTTTCTAATTCATCATTAAAAGTAGCCATAGAACTTATGTCTGCAAGCTCTGTTTTTAGTAATTTGGCTTGATCTAATTGATATCCGTAATCTAATGTTCCTAATGCAGCAACATTTTCTGGAGTTGATACATCAGGCATAGCCTCTGGTTGTGTTACTGCTGCTGTTGCCGCAGTTCCTGGTTCGCTTCCTCCGCCGCCAAATAACGATTTCCCTTCACCACCTAGCCACGTTGGCAAGTATTGTTTGAAGTTAGGCATTTTAAAGTCGAAACTAAAGAATCCTTTTACTTTATCAATTATACCTTGAAACAATCCTGATATACTCGGAAGTTCCATATCACCAAAGCTAAAGAATCCAGTAACTGTTTCCCAAGCACCGCTTATTAATTCGCTTATGCTAAACGAATCACCCTCACCAAATCCAAACCATCCTGTTACAGTTGCCCACGCATCTTGTGCAAGTTGACTAATTCCAAATGCTGCTTCGCCTTCACCAAAGCCAAACCAGCCTGTTACAGTGTTCCACATATCGGTTGCTATTTCACTAATACTAAATGTAGTATCTAAGAAGTTAAACCAACCTGTTACAGTTTGCCACATCATATCAGCTACTGCGGAAATACTAAA